ACCATCAGCGCGTAATGTGAAATGGCCTTAGCTGCTGCTGTATCGTCAACCGCGGAACGTTCGTCCGCCGTCATGCTTCGCAGTGTTACGTCACCCAGTATCGGGACAGGAACCGTTATGGTTCTGCGCGACTGAGCCTTAGCAAAAGCGCTCTTTAAACTCATCTAACCCCATCAATGGTTGCTTGACTTCCCTGACTTTATCCTGACCTATCAGAGCGATAACGCGGTGTGTGTCCGCTTCCGACAGTTCGCACTGCAACGCAACCCGTCCAATTTCAGGAAACCAACTGGCGATTGCGCGACCGTCCGAATAAACGGTGTGAATCGTCGGCGTGCTTTCCTCTAGTTCCATCATGTCGTGGTAATAGTTCCCGTTGCCGATCCGCCGCGGAACTGTAGCGTTACGGTTCCAACCACCACTTCATCGCTTACAAGGTCGCCTGTTGAACGACCAACTACAGCAGCCTTGCCAGCAATTGTGTTGTTCGTGTCAGGCGACGTAATAGTTACGTCGGTTTCAACGCCATGCGCTGGTAGCCAGTCGTCAATTGCCGTCCCAGTCCCATCGAAGTTCGTGTAAAGGGTAACCTCGAAGGTTTCATGATCTACCAACTGCGAAAACTTCTTCTCGCGGTATCCCGTCTTCTGTGCAAGCAGCGTCACGTCCGTCACTGCTGACGACAGGTTGAGAGAACCAACCGAAATAACCCGCGCTATGACGCCGGAATACGAAATAGTGGCACCCTGTCCAAATTCTGCCATTTAACCGGCTCCTATGTTGGTGACAAAACAACTTGGTCTAGTATCAGTCTGTCGCTGGAAGTGGTTGGCCCTTCGACCACCACAACAACGCTTCCGCTGGTTAGCGTCACGTTACCCACGTCGTAATACCCCGACACGCCACCATAGGTTAGTGAACCTTCGTACAGTGTACTGGCGTTCACCGCACCTATAGTTATCGCGGTTTCCGACGCTTGGGTAAAGGTGATTCTTGAGGCGCCCGGATTTGTGCCTTCGTAGCGATAGCGCACCAATACCTGGTACTCCACGCCCGCAGCTATCGCGGTTGCTTCAATTTGTTCTGCAATGTTGTCATTTTCCCCGATTCGCCACGCATGATTTCCAATTGCGCTGGTGTCTATAAATGCCGAAGCGTCTGCGTCTGGCGTCCAGGCGACATTGGAGGCCAGGACGATATCCCCGCTGGTGTCGTCTGCAGTGGAAGTTGACACAAAGTTAGTTGTGGCCAAAGCAGGAACCGCTAGGGAATGCTGAACCATAAATGGCATTGTCTTGCGCAGTATCCACCTGTCGGACGCGTCATTTGGTGAAAACGCTGTTTCGATTGGTTCGCCCTCGAGGAAGATACCCTGCGTTGACACCGTGTCGTTTAGCGGACCACGGTATTGGTGAAACAACTGGCGAACGGACAACATTAGTTCGTGCCAGTTTGCTTGCTGCTTCGTTTCGGCCCACAGTTCGAAGTCAATAATTGGCGCCGCAGAATCGACCGGTTCGGACAACCCGTTAAACGGTGAACCGCCAGCGTAGTTCAACACAAGCGAAAAGCCTGGTGTATTCTGTGGACGGTGGCCAATGAAGATCCTGTCTTCCACCAAGTCACGCAAAGACTGCCTGGCGTCGTTGCGGACAGCAGACGACATCGGAACCGTGCTGGTTAAGAAGTCAAAGATAGCCAGTCGAATGTCCATACATCACCGCAAGTGCGAAGGAAGACTGGCCAAACCTAACCGGAACATTTCCAAATCACCGCGGCCATGTGTTGCCACCAGTGCGCCGCCTGACTTCTGCTGCGAACTAACGAAGTCGCGGATATGCTTACGAAACTGCCTCCGCAGTTCGCTGGCGTTATTCCACAACGCAGGACGAAGGAACGGGTTAGCGTCAATGCTCCCCCTGTTTTCGCCATCCTTCGTTTCGCGTTGGGTTGTCCCGAATTCAATAAACCCGCCGTAGAACGTTTCGCCTTCGAACATGTTTGCGGTTGCAGAACTACTCACCGCGATACCGACCTGGCCTTTCGGGAGTCGTCCACCTCCCTTGCCCTTTGCCGCGCGTACCCTGATAGACGACTCCAGGTCACCTGTCAGGTGTGGTGCGCCACGTTTTGCGTCGGCAGCAACAGACTTTGCCGCAGACCGCAACGCCTTACGAATGGCCCCCTTACGCACCTTGTCCGGCAATTCATCAAACAGCCTGGCTGCTGCTTCGGAACCGGTAAGGGACATCGAAATAAGGGTAGGGTCAGCCATTTATACTTCTGGTTCGCTTACTGGATAATCACTCAGCGCAACAACCTCAACGCCCGTTTCCGCCGCAAGTTGAACGCACACGGAACCCTTGCTGTAGTTCCGTCCATTGCTGTTCATGCAATACAGAAACCCGCCGTCTTCTTTGGCGCCATGCAGTTCTGAATAGCGGGGGCGGCGCGTTACCGCAGGTGTCGTTTCTTCCCCGGTTTCTTCGTCAATAACTGCTGGCGTTTCCACAACATCCGCAATGTCGAAGTATTCCGGCAGCGCGTCGTCTTTGTTCGCGTCCGCAACTTTTAACGCGGTTGGGTAGTTGTGCACGTCCACGGACTCACCAAACAGTGACGCAGACGCAGACACAACTTGAAGCATTAGTGGAAGCGTAAACCCGCGATCCCCAACGTCAGTAATCTGACGCAACCACATTTTTCCACCAATCAATTCAACGCCACGGAATCCGCGACGATTGCACGACTGGTTGATATAGCCAAAGAACGGGTTGGGTGTGCTGCCATCGGCCAGAAGTGGCGCATCAGCGCCAACCGGCATTTCAATACTGATACCTTTAGCTGTCACGTTACGTGCTCCAGTTCTGAAGTGCCGCCAGTTCAACGCCTGTTGCGGCAGGGTTAATTGCTGCTAACTGTTCGTGGTTTGCGTCGCCGCGCCTGAATAGTGCGTCACCTTCGTCGCCGTCGCCGAATGCGTAGTCACCATCGGTTAGGTCACCTGCTAATAGCTGGCTAAACGGTGCGTCATCCTCACCGCAATACAGGTCAAGCGAACAACCGGGGGGCAATATGCCCGGCCCGTAGCTGATTGCCGGTAAGCCGGTCCCAGCTGGGATAACCCGCTGCTCCGGTGCTCCGTTGACGGTTAGTGCTGGCAGGCTTTGCAGCATTTCCGTTTTGGCGTCTGGGAAATACCACGCTGTCCCGCCCAGCGAATTGACGATAGCGGCAATCTCTGATGTCTTGCCCGCTGCTCGAATGGCGGCTTTGGTCGCGGTGTCCCATACGACGGTAGGGTTTTTGTGGATGAGTATCTGCGACATGGTCCCACCAGCCGGGGTACCAACGGAAGGCTGACCTGCTATCACGAAATTGGTGGTTGTCGTGAAAAGGGATGAATCAATAGGACCAGACGCAGCCCATACCGTCCCATTTACTTCGACCACAACCGCCCCCTCGTCGTATGTCACTTGAATATGATACAGTTCGCCCGCTGCCATTGTGTTGGTCGTGACGTGACTTCCGCCGGTCGAGTTCCCGTCGTTGGAGCCATCAACGGCTATCTGCCCTGTCGCTGTCATGTAGCACTGCCAAGACCGGGAGGCTGCTGACCACTCAGAAATCAGAACTTCTGCCGTCCCGATTGCATCAGGTCGAAAGTGGAACGAATAGCACAACCTTGTTGCACCGCCGACCAAGTTTGCACGCTCAAATGTATCATTGGTCCCATCGAACCAAGTGCCAACCGAGTATCCATCCCGAACCAGCGTTCCGGTGCCCGGTGCGTCTGTGGTTGTCGTAAAGCTGCCGCCAGCCACCTCAGTTAAGTCATTTCCGTTGCCGCTTACGTCGAACACGTTCAACGAACTTACGGGGTCCGTAACTAGCGGCCACTTACCGACCAAGCCAGTCGACGGGATTGCACCGCCCTGATAGATGCTAACGATATCGTCATTGCTGATATCGTAATTGCTCCACAAGCACGGCGTTGATATCTCACCGATGAGGTTATTGCTGCTGGTTCCGCCACTCTGGTTTATGCCAGTCACCTGAAACCATTCGGTGCCTCGGAACAATGGTCCCGGTGATAATCCGTTCCCATCGTAAACCAGCAACGAATCAACCCACATTTTCGCTGACTCGCCATCTGCGGAAATCCAGAATGCAAGGTGATGCCAAGCGTCATCCACTAACCCCGACACAGTAACGCTGCGGTTTGTGACCGCCGTGCCGTTCGCGGACAACTGCAGACCAAGCGTCTCGCCGTTGTGATAGAAAGACCACGCCCGCTGATTCCCTGTATTAGTGCGCTCGGCCATGATGTACCGGTCTACGCCAGTATTGTTGGACTTAAACCAGACCGAGCCAGCAATCGATTCCCCAGAAACAGATAGCTTTTCGCCTGCGTGCAAGGTTGCTGCCCCGCCTGCCTGCGTGTAGCACGGCGAACTTAGAACCATGTCGCGCGGTGCAATGCCGGTGTATTGCAGGTCATTGCCCGCAATATCCTTGGTCGTGTCGGATTCATCGCGGGGAATTGCTTCGCCAACCGCGCCGCCGTTTGTGCCATCGCCTGCGGTGTATCCAACGCTGTTAGCGAAACTGTAAACCGGTGATGCCGTGCCCCGCACGGTTGCGATTGCACCGGTGGTAATTGTCGCGTCCCCTGCGGAACCGAGGGAACCGCTATTGCGAAGCGAGGCGGACGTAACAGGGTCCTCGCATTTATAATGCACCAATGGCGAACCGACGTTTGCCCCGCGCTGACTGCCGGGGGCTAGGGCTGCAATGTCCGCGATTGGGGAAGCGGTTGATGCGGGATCGTAGATGCGGATGTCGTCGACTTGGCCAGCGAAATTAGCCAAACCAGACTCTGCGGCACCAATGCGTATTGGCTGGTCAGTGGCATAAAGCGACCCACTGTATGTGCCCGCTGTGCCGGCTGTATCAGTTACAGCCTCCTCCGACCCATCGAGCCAGAGCCGCATTGTGCTACCAATCATCTCGGCATACACATGGTGCCACTCGTCATCGTCGACCGCCGTGGTGTACTTCTTCGCGAGCACATCCCCACCCGAGACGCTGCTCTGCACCAAAAACCGGAGCGGGCCAGAGGCATCGGAATTCAGGATAAACTGCTTCTTGCCGCCTGAAATCCAAGAGCTAACCAGCGTTCCCGATGATGCTGTTGCGGGTTGCTTGAACCACAGCGAAATTGCGATGTCCGATGACGACCAAACCGGCCCAGTCGCATACTCCGTCGAACCGTTGAGTGTAATACTGTACTTCGGAAACAACTGTCGTGGGGTGCCTGATTGCAGCGGGTCGGTATAACGCTCGGTTCCGTTGATTGCCCGCGCTGCTGGTGCAATCCGGCCTTCTTCAACGCGCAACGCCAGTCGACTGTCCAGCAATTGTGCTGGCGTCCCGTATTGACCCGCGTTCTGTCGCCTGCGTTGCCCTCGACTGCGTCGCGCCACGATTACACCTCCACAAATGTAGACAGCACGTAGGTAACCGCCGCGTCGCTTGCGCCTTCGCGGACAATACTAAAGCTGCCGAAGTCTTCATCGTCGAAAACAACCGGTTCCTGGTCCGCTTCGATAATGTGGCCATACGTCGCCGTAGGTGTGTCACCGAATAGATAGCGACAGGGTTGCGAAGCGCTAACTTCCAACTTGTACGCACCAGCAATCTGCGCCGCCGAATAGCCCGCGTCACTTAGCGACAGCGCGGAAGTTGAAACGGTTTCTGCAACCGGCAAGTTCTGACTTGTATAACTTGGCATTTCACGCCCTTTCTGTCGCCGTTATCAGGTATTCAATTGACGCTTCGTCAACGTCAATAACCCCATCAATGTCAAACCGTCGCCCGCGTGCTTCAATCCACATTGACGAATCCAGTTTGTCCGGTGTCCAGGGTGTCCGAATTTCAAATTGCCGAACCGCGTTTGTCATTTCAGCGCCGCTGTTTTCTGCTGCTGACTTCGGTTTCAAGTCAACCCACAGCGTTCTTAGCTGTTCTGATTCGCGGCCCCTTCGAAAGTCGCCCTGGCTAACCTTCCTGTGCAGCGTCGCGGGGAATCGGTATGTTCCGGCATTAACCAAACTCGTCCCCAGCATTTAACTGCATTACTATGTCTTCAATCGCTGCCATTGGTGGCGATCCGTCGCGGTTGTAGAAGTAGTGGTGCGTTACCAACTTCGTCGCGTGTTTCACCAAGTCCGGCAAGTCATCCCAACCCGTCCCGTATCCCGCGGTGTAAACCACTTCAACACCAGGTGACCGATACATGTCTGGCATTGTCACGCCGTACAGTGCCCGAACCTTACCTGGCTGGTCCTTCGTTAATACTTCGTATTGGTTGCTGTTCCAGGTTTGCTGCACGTTGTCAGCGTCCTGGTACTGTATTGACGTTACCGAAACCAAAGGTGGATACGGCAGATTGAAGCATTCAGGCAGCACATCAAGTTGCAAGGTATAAGTTGATGTTAAAGTTGTTATGCGTGCCTTTTCTTCAATGTGCCGAAGCGCCATCTTGGCGATTTCGTGCACGTCCTGGTCCGCGTAGTCACCAGTAATCCGCAGGTGTCGCTTCAACGATGGAAGCGCCCCCGCGGATATTAAGTCTGGTTCCGTATCGCGGCTAAGTCTCAACGTTCGGTTCTCTTCTCAATGTCTTCCGCAATCGCCATCAAGTCCGCGTGCG